AATCCACGGCCAAGTATTTGACGATGCAATAAACTTAACCCAAGACCTTGCAACCGTATTTGGTGGCGATGCGTCATCACAGGCCACTCAACTTGGTAAAGCACTTCAAGACCCTGTTAAAGGCTTAACTGCTTTGAATCGTGTAGGCGTATCATTCACCGAACAACAATCGGATATGGTTAAATCCCTTGTTGAGACAGGCAATACAATGGAAGCTCAGACTATCATTGTTGCTGCGTTAAAAGCTCAAGTCGGCGGTGCAGGTGAAGCGGTAGCCAAAGACAGCTTAGCCGGTAAAGCAGATACAGCGGGGCAGTTGTGGTCTGAAATGTCGGCTAAGTTAGCACAAAGTACCGGTACATTTTCAGTGGCATCGCAAACTCTTGATGGTGTAGTTGTGGCGCTTGATATGCTTAATAAGGCATTAGAGCCAGATTCTGCGACAGACTTTGTACAGAAAGCGTTAGATATCGCATTTGCCATTGGCGAGCAAGAGCAGGCTTTAGAGGGGATGACTCAAGGCTCTAGAGAATATGAGATAACGCTAATAAAGATAGCGAGGCTAGAAGCTCAAAGGTCTGTGGCCATAAAAGACGGTATAGCAGCAAGTAAGTTGGCAAACGCTGAAATACTAAATGCTAGTGATGCGCACGAAGCTTCACAGTTAAAGATAAAAGCAGACGCGGAAGCCTTGAGAGCAGAGCAAGCAAAGATAGCATTTGAAAATGAGATTAATGCAGAGCTTGAGTTCTACGACAAGAAAGAAGAGTTTCGACTAGAAAACGAAAGAAAAACGAGAGAGGCGACACAAAAAGCATTGATTGATGATGCTGAAATGCATGGCACTTTCACGCAGTTAAAGCTTGATGCAGAAAAGAAAGCTGCAAGAGAAAAAGACCAGCTAGACAGGCGGAAGCGCCGAAGCGATAAAGAAGGCATGACTGCGCTAAGTAATGTTACTAGCGATTTAAAATCTACTTTAGGCGAGCAATCAGCATTATATAAAGCTGCTGCAATAACTGAAGCAACAATCAACACTTACAAATCTGCTAATGCTGCATATTCTGCTTTAGCTGGTATACCTTATGTTGGCCCTGCTTTAGGTGCGGCCGCTGCTGGTGTAGCAATCGGTGCAGGTATAGCAAATGTAAATGCTATCAAGTCAGCGCGTGAACAGGGTGGTAACCTTTCAGCGGGGCAAGGCTCGACAGTTGCAGAACGCGACCAAGTTGAAGTGTTTATACCTTCTAGCAATGGTAAGGTTAAAACGGCGAATCAACTAGCTGCAATCGGTGGTGGTGGTAGTGGTGGTCAAAATGTATCATTAACTGTTATCGACCAGTCAGGGGGCGAAAAAGAATACTCGCAAGAGCAACGCAGTGATGGCGAGATAATATTAATGATACGTAATACAGTATCAGGTGATATTGGAACACCCAACTCTAAGATAGACAAAAGCCTTAGCGGTAGGGGTAACCAGCGCCAACGAGCTTGATTTATTTAATGTGATACAATTAGCGGTACAAATAACAGGAGATAATTATGAGTGATGTAAACTGGCCCGCTAATATAATTCCATTAACAAGCAGAAACTACAGCTTTGCAGTGGGTAGCAATGTTGTGCAAAACGCAGTAGGCGGGGGAATGCCTCGCTCTGGCCTTGACCTATCTGTTGAGGCCATTAATTTTTCATTAAACTTTATACTGTCTAACTATCAGTATCAGATATTAAACATGTTTTACTACTCAAAGATAAACAAAGGCGCTAACAGCTTCAATATGACGTTAGATGCCGGGGTAGGTCTTGAGGTAATGCAATGTGTAATCAAGAAAGGCTCATGGAAAGTAGTTAAGCCGTCAGCGGGTTACTGGTCGCTTTCATTTGTTGCCATAGCCGAATCAACCGCCTCACAGCTTGACGACTTCTGCGATAACTTATACGACCTTAACGAGTGTTACGGAAACTCACTAGGCTCAATACTCGAAGCGTTAACGCCACCTGTGGAGGCTTACCCAAATGTCTAATCCAAGCTTTAATGACTACAAAATACTATTAAGCTCACAGCCGGAAAACGAGCGCTATTACGAGCTTTTAATAATCTCTCACTCTGACATGAGTAAAGACTATAATCTCGTTGTAGATAGCGTGCCTCTTGTTTCAATGGGGATAACCTTTGAGCCAGCCAACATACGACCAACAAAGCCAATCAATAGCAATGACCTTGACCAAACATCGTCATTTACAATCGGCGATATTGATAATGTGCTTGATGACGAAATGGACCGCATACCACTTAACACCGATGAAAAAATAGTGTGCAGAAGCCTTGTTGTTTTGGCGAGTGATTTAGATAACCCAGTTGAAGACATAAGCTTTTATGTTGACTCAGTACCACAGCAGAAAGGTTCGTTTACGATTAAATCAAGCGTTACAGATTTAAACCTACAGAAAACAGGTGAAGCAATGACCTTGACGCGATTGCCATCACTAAGGGGTATATGATGCTAGCAAAGTTTATTGGTATTCCTTATAACTTTAGAAGCATGAACTGCTGGCACTTTGTTGTCATGGTGCGCAAAGAATTTAATATTAAAACTCGCATGTTTAAAACTAAAAACTTAAAAGATGCATTCGAAGTTATCACCGCACAAATGAGCGTGCTAGATAATGGGCTATCTCTTGTTGATGAACCTCAAGACTTCGATATAGTTATAGTAGAAACGAAGCGTCACGGGCGCAGAGTATTTCACTGTGGAGTGTTTCATGGTGGCGGTGTTATGCATTGTGATAATATATTCAAGTCTTCGAGATATGAACCACTATCTCAATTTAAAAAAGGTTATGAAGGGGTGACGTTTTGGCGATAATTACATTAATTGATAAAAATGATAGTGATGACTGGATATCTAAAGAGATAAACTTTGACGGTTACGCGTGGCAGTGGGTGATTGATAACATTAAGCCTGGAGATAACTTCTCTGTTTATGTTGGCGCTGTGTGTGAAGAAAACGAGATTAGTCGCACAGATAAGATGGAAGCTGCGACTGACGTAACAATTATAATGCTGCCTGCTGCATCGGCTGTTGTGCTGTTTGTAATCGCCATTGTTGTTGCTGTTGCTGTTGTTCTATTGATGCCAGAGCCAGATATTGATACAGAAAACAATCAAGCCGGTAGTGCCAATAACGACCTAACCAACAGAAGAAACAAGACGCGAATCAATGAAAGGTTTGTTGATTTTGTGGGCGAGGGCTTATCGATTCCTGATGTATTGCAGCCTGAGTATTCTAAATACGTTGACGGATTCGAGGAAAGGATAGGCGCTTATGTATTCGGCAGAAACACTATAGACGTTGATAAATTAAGTGATGGAGAAAGCTTAATAGAAGACAGAGAAGGCGCTAGCGCAGGAATATACCGGCCTAATACATCACCAAATAACAGCGCACCATACGAGCAGATAGGCGACCCAATAAACGAACCTGTTGTGGGTGTTTATCAATCGACTGATGCGGTGGGGCAAACATTAGAAGCTCCTGAATATAAAGCGCTGTTTCTTGGCTCCAATTCAATCCTTACTATGGATAGGAACAGGATGGTAGCTTGGATTAAAAAGCCGGGTGTCGATTGGACTATAGATTACTACGTCGGAGGAACAATAGAGCTATCTAACGTATATGTTAGGTTCGGTCTTGGTGATAACGACGTGATAAGGGTTAGCCCAACAAGCGAAATGTCGGTTACAGGTAATAGCAGTGGGTATCTTGAATTCGACATCAGCCAGGACCCGCAATTTTTGGGGTTACCTTCTGATAATTTAGATTACCCCATAGATGATACGCCAATTGTTAGCGGAGAGCCGTTACAGGTAAACCCTGCGATAATATCGCCCGGAGTAAGGACTAACACCTACAAAGTAAAACGAGAGAAGATAGATAGAGCCCTTTTCAACGTATACGCGCCAAATGGAATGTATAAGCGCGCAAGCGGGGATAAGCAGCCTGTATCGGTTGGCTTCGAGGTGGCTTACTACAGATTAGATGATAACTTTCAGCGCGTAGGCTCACTTCAAAAGGTTGCCAAGACAATAACAGGAACGACCGATAATTCAATAGGTGAGACGATAGATATAAATCTAGGCGCGCCTACTTACATTGAGTGGAGCATATACCGTACGACGTACGAGGACGTTGACTTCAACGGTACTGTTGTTGATGCCATTAAGCTTAAATCTGTATTTGGATTGTTTGACATAAACACGCCCCACTTTGGCAATATAACAATGGTTCAAACTAAGCGCCGCCAACTTGAGCAAGTAACGGCAATAGCCAATCCAGAGGTTAACGCGATATGTACTGAAATGATTTACAAATATTTAGGTAATGGTGTATTTGATACCCAGTTATCTAAAAATACCGATGCAATGCAATCGTTAATAGCTAAAGCGCTCGACCCTAAGATAGGCCGGTTAACTGTCAGTGATTTAGACCTTGATATGATATTGCAGACTCAAGAAGATAATGAAGTATATTACCAAACTGATACAGCGGGTAAATGTAGCTACTCATTTGATAGCTTAAATACAAGTGCGCAAGAGGTGTTTTTCTTAATCGCTAACGCTGCAAGTGTAATATTATGGCGTGAAGGTCGCGTGTTGAAATCATGGTTTGAGCGCCCTCAGTCATTACCTGAAATGGTATTCACTCACAGCTCAAAGAGCCCTGATGATGAAACATGGAATCGTAATTTTACTATTGATTATGATGGCGTAGAGTTTCCTTACATCGATGAGCAAACCAATTCAGAAGAAACTTTAACGCATCCAGCTAATGCACAAAACCCTAAGAAGATAGATTTAAAAGGCTTTAGAGGGCTTGAGCAAGCATCATGGAGAATGCTTAGAGAGTATAATAAACAGCAGAATCAGCGCATCACTGTTGATTTTACAGCCACCACAGAGGGAAGATTTGCTAAACCTGCTAAGTTAATCAGCGTTGTTAAAGGTAGTCGTGTTGGTCAAACAGGTGGCTACGTAATTAATGCTAACTTGCTAACAGTTGAATTATCTCAAGCTGTAACGTTTACGCCCGGGGATGACCATTTCTTGGTGCTTAAAACTCGCAATGGCGGCACTCAATCGGTTAGCGTTACAGAGACAAGCAACCCTCGTATTGTTAACATGGACTTTGCACCGGCTGAGGCTTTGTATTTTGGTAACGATGAACTAAAAACTAACTTCTCATTTGGTAATGAAGCAAGATTAAAAGGTCAGTTAATGCTAGTGCAATCTGTTGACGCTAGCGATTCATACTCAACCAAGATAACCGCCGTAAACTATGATGACGTGTATTATATTGGCGATTCTACACAGCCTATTAAGTCAGCGTTTAGCGATGGTTTTAGTAATGGCTTTTCATAGCGTATAATTAACGAACATTAAATAAAAGGTAAATAACATGGCTGATTGCTCAGGATTAATCACGAACGAAGACCTACAGAATGCTAAGATAGACGCTGCAAGCTCAAGTGAGTTTGTAAGCAGTGGCAACCCTACACTTACAACCCGACTTGGCTCTATTAAAAAGACAGTGCAAGGCATGAATGATGATGCAGATTCACAGTTAAGCGTAAATCAATCTGCTTTTGATAATCAAACAACAACTAATCAATCTACTTTTGACACTCAACTATCTGACAATCAAGCTGCTGCTGATAACCTTATTTATGTTGCAGGTTA